GCCCCCGACGCTGAGGACATCGATCCACACATCCCGAATTAGTCGCTGTCTGCGCAGACGGTCACCAGGTTCCAAGTGTTGCCCGTCCGCGCAGGCGGCGATCCCCTGCGATCCCCAAAATCAATGGAATACCACAGGACATCACGTTACGACGGTTCGGAACGGTATAGTAAAAAGGCGGTTATAAGCGGTACGTCGAGCTTAACGAGCAGCGCTCATAAGCGCCTCACAAACGGAGAGGTCGACGCGATTGTCGGGGGTGACGCCTAATGGAGGTCATCGCGAACGCAGACAGTCTGACGGCTGCGATCAAGGTCGCGATCACCGAACTCGGAGACGAGAAGGGACACGCCCCCATCGGTGAGGTCGTCGACACCGTCCGGGCTAACCGCCCGGCGACTGCTGAGGACGTCCACGACTGTATCTCTTCGCTCCAAGAGCGTGGCGAGGTCTACCCTGTGGATGACAGTTCGAAGGTCGCGGTCACCGACCGCGACACCGTCGTGACCGACGGTGGCCGGAACGTCACTGAGGCAGAGCTCCGGAACCGGGCCGCGCAGGCACGGATCGCTCGTGCCGAGGCTGCCCTCGACCGCCACGATCTCGACATGGCCGAGCGGTGTCACAAGGAGGCGATGTCGTACCGGCGTCGGGCCGAGAAGATAGCCGGGGGCAAGGCTGTCGCCGACGGCGGTCGCAACCTTCCGATCCCAAGCGACTGGCCGTACGAGGCGGTCACGCACGGTGCGGAGGTCTCGTCAACCTGCCGGGCGATCACCGGCGACGGCAACCCCTGTACGAACAACGCCTACCGGGAACGGTATCTGTGTGGCCTCCACGAGGACACGAACGACCCCGAGGTCCTCGAAGAGTTTCATCAGTGGGCCCGGATCGAAGACGGGGACGATGTCGTCACGGTCTGTGCGAACTGTAAGACCGTCTGGGACGGCGGCAGCGCGCCGACGGCGGTTGACTGTCCGGCCTGTCCCGCGGAGGCAGGGCAGCGCTGTGTGAACGAGGATAGCGTCTACCAGGAGAACGTCAAGGGCAGCAACGGTGCTCCCATCCCGCCGCATCCGAAGCGGCGGAGGGTCGCCACCGAACAGCTGGTCAACTTCGAGCTCTGTCCCGAAGCGCCAGGGCACACGGACGAGGATCAGCGTCCGGTCACCGATGGCGGCGTGGTCGAGTCGGACGATCCGTCCGCAGACGATCCCTCAACGCGGCTCGGTGAGGTACTCAAGCAGTACACGCTTGCGAACAGGGAGATCGGTTCCGATGTCGGCAAGCAGCTGAACAAGCTCGCAATCGATGCCGCAACGATCGAGCGGGTCACCGACGCTGAGGTCGAGACGAGCGTGAAACGGAGCGGTCACGCAACGCTATTCGCAACCTTCGGCCAGTCAGTGACCCCGGCAGAGGTGACATCGAGGATCGCTGGCATCACGAACGCCGATAAGACGCAGACCTCTCGGAAGTCAGATGGAATCACAGTCCGCTGCCTGTACGGTGAGCGATATCGCGAGGAGATCGAGGCGGCCGAGGAGGTGTCCGAAGATGGATGACGAGGCCACCTACTACGTCGTCGACGAGGACCGCGCCGCAGTCGTGGCGGGCCCGTTCGACGATCAAGAGGACGCATCGGATGATGCTAGTGACCGGACACCGGGCCACATCGTCGCGAGCAAGCGCGTGCTGGACATGATAGAGATGTCCTCCGAGCAGACCCTCCGCTGGGAAAACACCGAAGACGACGTCGACATCGTCACCGACGGGGGCGTCGTCCAAGAGACCGGCCGCCCGGATGAAGTGCCGGCATACTGGAACGAACTCACGCCAGCTGGGAAGCAGATCTACCTCGAAGAGGACGCGACGAAGAATGAGGCACTCATCCTCGTCGTTCACGAGCTCGGCCTCGACGTCGACACGAGCGACATCGACACCTCGACTTCATTAATCCATAGTGAGTGGTTGGCTCGTGTTCTAGGGGAGCTCCTCGCCGTGGACGAGGTCGTCGATCGGCACTCAGACGTGGTCGACATCAAGACCACAAACGGTCAAAGAGACGGCGATGACGACGCCCGTGAGGATGTCACGGAAGATGATGCCGGCGACGACACTCCCGAAAAAGCCGTCGGCGAGACCGACGTAGAGGAGGACGTTCCAGAGCGGGCCGGCGTTGAGGACCTCCGCGATCGCGTCGACGGCGAGGATACGAGTGGCGAGTGGATTCGTGAGGCCTTCGGAGACGTGAACAACTTGGGGGGAAGCGTGATCAGCCGCCTTGAGGACGCGGGCTACACGCACGTCCATGACCTGAAGGAGGCAACTGTAGAGGAGCTTCAGGAAAACGTCCAGTACGTCGGCGAGTCGAAAGCCAACCGGCTCGTCTCGCTCGCAAGCGGTGACGTCACAGACGGGAAAACGGAGGACGAGGAGGAAGAGCGGTCCAACGATACCGAAACCGGGAAGGGCGATTCGGTGGACGGGACCGCAGACTTCGAGGGGCTGGACACGCCGACGTGGCTCGACGAGTCGTCGTTCTATCAGGCCGCCAAAATGAGCGAGGATCTCGCCGACCTCGAATCGACGCTCGGTTGGGACGAAGGTCACGAGCCTCTCGCCAAGCTCGTCGAGGCGACCGGCGTGGACGTGGAGGTGTCAATCTGATGGGGCAGTTCGTCCGTGACTGCCACAGTTGCGGTGCTGTCAGCGAGGATACCTACCGGTGCGAGGAGTGTGGCCGCGACCTGACTGGGCAAGATGGGGGTGTTCGTCGGGCGGGGGTGAGCGGTTGATGGCGACGGACGAGTCTGACCCCGCCAGCGAGCCGGACGTCCCTGAGCACGTCGAGGAGGCCCTCGGTGAGCATCACCTGTCCATGCTGTCAGATCGGATGCTCATCATGGAGTACGAGCGGCGGCACCTGTCGATCGACTTCCCAGAGCGCGAGTGTGAATCGTGCGGTGAGGAGGTCGACCATCGCGTCGAGGAGGACACCTACCGCGAGGTCGTCATCACAGAGTGTTCTGAGTGCGGTCGCAAGCGGCGCGTCGAGTACGCGACCGATGGCGGTGAGCGACCCAACGGCGGTCAGCCCCAACCCGAGATCGACCGCGTCATGATCGACATCGAGACCATCGGGACCGAACCGGGCTGTGTCATCGCGTCGATTGGTACAGTGAAGTTCGGTCCCAGCGGTCTGGGTGAGACGTTCTACGAATCGATCGACATCGAGAGTTGCCAAGACGTGGGGCTCACGATCGACGCGAACACCCTGAAGTGGTGGCTCGGTCAGATGGACGTCACTCGGAACGAGCTGAAGGGCGGTGAGAAGCTCCACAAGGTCTTGGTAAAGTTCGCCCGGTTCGTGGGGGGTGTCGATGAGGTTTGGGCGAATTCACCGAAATTCGACTGTGGGATCCTCGAAGCAGCGTTCGAGGCGACTGGGACCGAGTGTCCTTGGGACTTCTACGAGCTCCGAGACTATCGCACGCTGACCGCGCTCTTCGAGGACGAGATCACGGTTGACCTCGAGGGCGTTGAGCATCACGCACTCGACGATGCTCGGGAGCAGGCGCTCATCGCATCGAAAGCGCTCAGGAAGTTAGAGAGGTGCTGATTGTGCCTGATGAGCTTTCGAGTAATATCCAAGAACTCACTCTCCGCCGGCCGATCGTCCGCTGGGTCGACGAGACGCGGATCCCAGCGTGTCCCCGATGCCAAAATGACATCTCGCGGACCCTCGGCGCACCGGTCATCCCGACAATGCGACTGTCTGGACAGGAGCCGAACCGCGTTGATGGCCGAAAGGTGAACGTTCGCGGGTTCCACTGCGAGGACTGCGAGTACGTCCTCGCCGTCGCCCCTGAGAACGCGAACGTCGACGTCGGCCCACTCGACGAGAGTGGAGAGCCAACGGAGTCGTGGATGCCTGTCGGCGCTATCTTCGCTGACGGCTCAAAGCGAGCGATCGTGATCCCCAGCCGAGAGGTGGTCGTGTGACGAGCAGCGTACCGGCCCCATCAGCCGAGTCCATGGCGGGGCTGTGTCCAGAGTGTGGGTCGGGGGAGATCGAGACCGCCGACGGAGAGCATCGCTGCCGCGAGTGTGGGCTCGTTCTTCAGGAGGATGTTGTCGACCCCGGTCCAGAATGGCGTGGCTTCGAAACCGAGGCCTGTCCAGAGCTTACACGAGCTGGCTCTCCCAACACGCCTACCCGCCACGACGGAGGAATCGGGACCAACCGACAGGACGGTTCCGAGCTTACCGTCGCGTACGACACGAGACGGCTACGGTGGGACTCGAAGAAAGAGCGGAATCTCGCGCACGGACTTGGGACGGTTCGGCGGGTGTGTTCGTGTCTTGATGCCGGCGGATCGCTCACCGAACGCGCGTGTGAGCTTTTCCAAGAGGCCCACACCGCAGACACCTGCGAAGGACGTTCGATAGAACACGTCTCGGCAGCTACCGTACTCGTCGCCGTTCGCGAGGCGGGGATCCCAGTCCGCCTCGGTGACATCTCCGAACACATCCAGATTAACGAGTCGAATTGCCGGTTCTGGCCGGTCTACCACAAAGTCGTCGACGCAACAAGTGGTTCTCCAGGTGTTCGGACACCGGGTGAATTTGTCGGGCGGTTGTGTGATGATCTCGATCTCACCCTAGGGACGCGCCGACGGGTAGCCGACCGATGTCGGGTAGCCGAGCGTGAAGCGGTCGCCGGCGGCGCGAAGCCAATAGGAATCACAGCAGCAGCGGTCTACCTCGAAGCGCCGCATCTCTCACAGCGAGAAGTCGCGGAAGAGGCGGGAATATCCCGACCGACTGTCCGGGACCGCACCCAAGACCTTCGGGAGGTGGCCGATGGCGAATGATCCGATCCCGCCGCATCACAACCGACGTGCTGGGTCGAACGCGATCGCGGCCCTGATGGACATCCATCCGGGACTCGCCACGGTTGAGGAGCAGGACGCTCATCACGATCTCGTCGTCGACGAGGTCGCCGAGACGTTCGGTGACGTCTTCGTCAACGGCGAAGAGCTCCTCGAGCAAGACCGGCTTGTCGAGGTCAAGTCAGCGCTTGTTGTCTACTCGAAGAATCAGCGGCGTGGGCGGTTCACATTCCGGGAGTCGCAGCACCCGGTGCTTGTTGAGGCGAACGCGGTATACGTCCTCGTCGTCTGCGAGCCTCGTCCGGAACGCAAGGTGATCGCGGCGACCGCCTTGGAGGCCGACGTCGTCGACGAGCATATCGACGGAAGTTGGATCGACCCCGGAGACGGCGGACCGCGGTATCGGAAGTTCGCCTGGACCCGATTCATCGACGTCGACGAGGTGATGAGCCGTGGGTGAGGTTGATCAGTTCAGTCTCCATTTTGCGTTCTGGTGGAGCGTCGTGTTCGCGATCGCCATCTGTGTGTTCACCATCTGGTGGGTGATGGCCTGATGGCGACGACCTCGAAGTACGGCCCGCTCAACCTGCGTCGCAACCGCGGGTGGTACGTCACCGACCACGCCGCGTGGCGGTGGAAGCAACGGATGCCCGCCGGCCACCGGAGCATCTACACCGCGTTCGAGCGCGCTCAGGTCGCGTACAGCCTCGAACAGCACGGCGAGTTTCACATCGATCAAGTTCGCGTCTACAGCGCAGTCTCACCGCACGGCGAGGAGTACGACGCCGTCCTTCTGGTCGACGAGGGGGAGACACTGAACCGTGTCGTCACCACCTACCGGATTGATTCGATCGAAGACGGTCAACTTGCGGGGTTTTTGAGAGACATCGGCCGCCGGCGCGGGGTGATCGAAGAGTGATCCAACAGCTCTTGATATGTCAGAATCTAAAGATGAGTCAGACAACCGCCGGGGGTATTAAGTCACATCACCGCGCAAGGTTGCGATATGCTCGGCTAATCAGATTGACGACAGGGGGTTCCCCCTGTTGGCAGCAGGGGGCCGCTTTGGAAGGGGTGGGCTGGCACCCACCCGAGGAACCACTCCTTGTTCCTCATTTCTTTCGAAGTGGTCTTAATCGTTCCGGTGGTGAGAGATATCCCTGTCTTTCGCCAATATCGCGCCCTGTTGCTCCTGAGACGGCTGGACCCGCATATCCAGTCGGTGAATCGGCCGATGCGCTCGGAGAGCGCGAGATGGAGGCAATCAGCACGAACGGAGGCGAGATCTTCCAATGAGTCGCTTCGCTGTCGTCGGGTGTACCGAGTGTGCCGAACACTGGGTCATCGAGGATGTCGTCGGCGTTCACCCTGTGGACCAACATGAGTGTCCGCGCTGCGGGACACGCCACACGGACGATCTGTTGCGCCGCCTGGCGAGAGCGAAGACGTGGGAGAGTGCGGTCGAGAAGCGGTCGGCGTTGCTCGCGAACAAGCGCGACGCTGACCAGGAGTTCGCCGATGTCGATCACTACAGCGAGCTCGAAGACGAGTGGGACCGCGATGTCGTCAACGAGCCGATCGGCGTTCAGGTCCTCAGAGGTGAGTTCACGAATAACCACTCGGTCGATGGCGACGAGTCGGATGACGTTACCGACGATACGCCCGAGGACCGTTCTCTGGGAGATCTTCGCCGCGACGGGGAAACAGGTCTGTGGCTGGTCCAGCAGTACCCCGCAGAGTCGTCAGGGGCAGTCCGGCTCGGCGAGGACAGCCGCCCGGGTGAGCTGTGGCAGCGGCTCGTCGACGTGCTCCAAGAAGATATTGCGCTCGCCGTTCGCGAGCTCGCGGGTGGTGCTGGCGACGGGGTTGCGTGGCAGGCGATCGAGTCGCTCGTCGACGATCAGGTGGGGATGGTCGACCAAGACGCCCTCGAGGACGCGGAGGACCTCCACGGCTCGATCGTCACGTCGGCGCTACTCAGTCTGTGTAAGGATATCGAGTCCAAGCAGCACCAACAGGCAATTGACCTCCTCGCAAGCTTCGGTGACACCGACTTCGGTCCCTTAGGCATCGGGTTCAACGGAGAGCTCGAAGACGTCCGCCGTGTCGTGAAGCCGCTGCTCGCCGCCTCAGTCCATACGCCGACGCTGACCGTGCGTATTGACGAGTCGTTCCGAGAGATTGACCATGCGGACCAGCGCCGGCAGATGGTCCAACTTCTGAGTTGGCTCGGTCACGGTGTGGACACTCGGATCGTATTCGAGTCATCCATCTGGATGCGGCGCTTCGCGTGGAGTTACGATCCGGAGATTGACGTCGACGGGTTGGACGGGAACGTCCCAGACGTGGCAGCGTTCGATGTGAGTCAGCAGTGCAACACAGGTCAGCGTACTCCCGGTGCCGTCGACGACCACGTCGCGGCCGCCCTAGAGTCGCTCGACACGGACGGCGAGGTCGTCGCGACGCTTGAACGCATCGGCGCGGAAGCCGGGCAGACGGCGTCGTACGAGGCGCTCTATGAGGCCGCACCCTACGACGAGGAGCAGTCGCGTCAGAACGTCGCGTACCACCTACGCCAGCTTCGCGAACACGAACTCGTAACCGATCGCATCGCGACGAGCGATGGAAGCAAGGTCGCTATTCGGCCGGCTGGGGTATCTCTACTTGAGGAAATTGGCCGATACGGAACCCGCCAGAAAGCCCTTCAAAATTTTGTGAGTCGGACCGGAAAATCCGACGACAATCTGGAGTCTAGACCCGCGCACACACGTGAGGAGGGGACCGGCTGGAACCGCGACCGCCTCCCTTCGCTTCACACCATCCAGCCGCTTCCCCGCTCTACCTATCAGGCCGCCGTCGCGGCGACCCCCAAGAACGGCGTCACAACGGTCGATGCTGCGGTCTCTGAGTGGGACGATCGGGCGGCTCCCCACCGGTTCATGGACTGGGAGGACGACCGCCTCGCCGTGGCCGCCGAAGTGGACAGTGTCATGCAGTGGGCGGTCTGTACTGCTCGATCGTTAGGTGACGCGTTCGTCTGGGACAACCTCCTGACCCAGGACCGATTCGACGAGGCCGGCGACTTCCGCCGTCTCCTTCAGGAGGCACCGGACGTCCTCCGGAACAGTGCGTGCCTCGGCTGGCTCGTTGAGGAGGACGATCTCGTCGACGACATCGATGAGTTCGGCGACCGGATGCAGGGCGTCCTCGAGGAGATCTGCGAAATGACCCGGGACATGACCCACGGCGAGTACCGAGAGTACGACTCCCGGAAGGCGTTCCGAACGCAGATCCTCACCGAGTCGCTCGGCGTGATCGGCGTGATGACGCGACTGCTGGACTTTGCCGGCATCGACGTCCTCCGCATCGGTCAAATGCCCCGATTTAAGAGTGACTTCAACGAAGAGAAGCTGTCGGCGATCGCCAAGTTCGTCGGCATCAACTCGGCGATCGCCTCGAAGTACGGCACGGCGTCGGTGTATCGTCAGCTGTTCGAGGACCGCAGCGAGGTCCTCCGCTGGTCGATGGATGTTGATGTCGACGCCGCAAAGCCGTTCGGCGAGTTCATCGGGTCGTGGTGTCTCTTCGCCGACTACGGCGATCGCCAGGAAGAGTTCGCCGAGAAACTCCGGACATACGTCTCACCGAGCGAGGTCCGGGAGGATGCTCCCGAGATCGGCGTTCGTGTTTCGGTTCAGTCTTCAACGAGTCGGGAGCAGTACGCCGCGGTGATCGCCGACGCCTTGGAGGCGAAGAACCTCAGGACGACGCCCGAGGCGGTGTCTGTCCTTCACGGGCTCTGCCGGTCGCCGCTAGCCGTCGCGAACGGCATCGCCCGAGCAATTGAACCAGAGAACGACGCCCGACATATTCGGTCCGTTGAGCTTCGCCGTGTCATCGCAACGCTGTCTTCGGAGCAGGTTCTTCGCGATGCCTCCTTGACGCCGCGGAAGTCTCTCGTCGCCCTTGCTGCGGCCGAGGGCCCGCTGACCCAGTCCGAGCTCGCCGAGCGGGCCGATGTCTCGGCTCGCTCGCTCCGCGACCACCTCCCGGACCTCGTCGACGCGGGGATCGTCGCGACGACCGAGGCGGGCTGCCGCCTTCAGCTGTCGTTTGAAGAGACTGACCGAGCAGATGAAGAGATACCTGAGCGGTACCGGGACATCTACCCGAAGTGGGTAACCGATCCGACGACGAGCAACGATGTCCATGCTGCGGCTGGTGCCCTCAGGACAGCCCGAGAGCATTACAGTCCGGACGGTCCGGTCGACAAGGACGATGTCGGCTTCGCCGGCGACGTGTTGCTCGACCTCGAGGAGCCGTGGCCGTTGATCGACGAGGTCCTCCCGGCGCTGTGGGCAGTGACTGCTCGGGAAACCTACCGACAGGACGCCGATGTCGCCGGTGCCGCCCTCACTGAGCCCGAGGTTAAGATCATGGGACAGCGTCATCGGCAGCTGAGCCTTCAGGAGGCGACCATGGGAGGTGCCCCGACGTGAGCTCTGAGGATATCCCGGACTCGTTACGGGACGCACCGCCGGCGACGAAGTTTGTCTACAGAGAGTTATCGACGAGCGACAAGATGCTGACGACGAGAGAGATCGCTGAACAGACCTACCTCCACGAGCGAACGGTTCGGCGCTCTCTCGACCGACTTCTCGAAGCTGATGTCGTCGATTCAGAACCGGACCCCAACCGGCCGGACCGCCCGCAGTACCGCTCGACAGAATGTCCGACGCGGGAGGATTGATGTACTCCAGTCGGCGTAGTGTGTGTAAGGCGCGTAGCCTACAAGTCAGCTTTTGCCCGTCGTTGAGAGCGGCGGACGTTCGTTAGTCTATCATGTCGGTACAATCACCACCCCCTGAGAGTCACGAGTGTCAACCGTCCGAATACGAGTGCTCGTCCGCGGGCTGTGGAGAGACGTTCACCGAGGGAATGGGCATTCGCAGTTCGTTTTGCTCAGTTGCTTGCTTCTACCGGCATAAAGGCCGGAACGCGCTCAACAAGATCGAGTCTGATCACCGCTTCTGCGCGACCTGCTTTCGGCAGGTAAAGACGACGTCGGAACCGAGCGAGGACTGGGCCGACCGCGGAGCGTCACCGATGGATACAGCGCTCGCGAACGGCGCTATGCTGACGAACGGCGACGGCGAGATAACACTTGACGCGACGGAGTGTTCGGACGCCCGCCCCACGGCGACGGACAGCGCCATCGGGTACCAGTACCCGACGAAACACACGACGTTCGTCGTCGACAGTCTCGATGTGACGGGCCCGCACCGGCATCTCACGCGCACGTGGGGATGTCGCTGCGGGACCGTTGACCTCGGAGAGCGTCACGACGTGCTCGAGAACATCGAGATCGACACGATGCTCCCATCGTTGTGGCGATGCCTCGTCACGCTCGTCGAGGCCGACGCGATCGGTCCGGACGACGTCGCCCCGAATGCCCAGCTGAAGGAGCGGCTGATCCGTGGCGCTCGCGAACACTGGCGGGACTGGGAGTTCATCATTGGCTACACGCTTTTCGGCGCTGGAGGGCTGGACCCATGAGTACGTCTGACGACACGACGGTCCGCTGTCGCCCTCTTGGGCCCGAGACACCCAAGCACGTCGCGACAGTCATCGACGAGCAGACTGTCGCGACTATCTGCGGTCCCCGAACGCAGCTGCGCGCTCGGGCCGATGCCAATCGCGAGTACTGGGTCGCCGAAGACGATGTCGCCGGCCGGTAACTCTTCTCGGGGCAGAAGTCGAGAGACGCTAGCACTGCCCCTGTATCGTTGTACGACTGGAGCCGAGCTGTGGCTGTGTGCGAGTGGCTTCTCACGCATCCACTGAGCACGTTTTCACGGCGTTCCGGCTCCAGCTAGACATCGTGTTGTCACGCTGGCGACGGCTCACACGCCCGTCGCCGGCGTCGGGGTTTGACTCCCCGGCGGTGTTCCCCCGTGAATTCACGAATTCACACATCGCCGTCACGGATTCCATCCGGGTTCGAGACCCGGAGCGGCCGTTTATCGCACGATTACTACCGAGAGAGCCATGAATGAACCTACGCAGACACGTCAAGGCGATCGGCGGGCTCGCGACACTTCTCGTGTTCCTTGCGCTCGTGGTCGCCGACACGATCGACGCCGGCGTCACGCTCAGCCTCCAAGACAAGGTGCTGCTCCTGACGCTGATCGGTACCCTACTCGGGCTGGACAAGCTCCTCGAACGACTCCCGACAATCGACATCGGGCTCAGCGGGGGCAAGGACGATGAGTAGCTTAGTCAACTCGCTCGGGTTGATCGCTGGGTCTGTCTGGGTCATGGCGGCGATCTGGTTTGAGTTCATCCGTCCTGGCCGAATACACGCGAAGTACATCGCCGGGACGTTTCTCATCGGCTCGGCGCTGATCCTGGGGTCGTCGTCTGCAGTGCTCTCGTCGCCAACGCTCGCCGAGACCGCTGCAGTTCTCGGGAATCTGCTGATGATCCTTCTCGGACTCGGAGCGTGGGTCTACATCGAGTGGGTCGCAGAGGACACTCCGACCGCCGAGGACCTCGAACGCGGTATCAAGTTTTGATGGGCTGGACCTGTACCAACTGCGAGTCTACGTACCTCTTCGATCCCCCGGCACGAGCTCGCCATGTCGAAGACGGGCCGCGCTGTTCAGACTGCCGAGATGAATTCACGAATTCATGAGTCGAACCACCATCACGCTCCCTCAGGAGCTCGTCGACGATCTGGATGCCCACCGCCCTGATGACATGTCGCGGCCGGAGTTCTTCGAGACGGTCGTCCTCCCGGCGCTCGCGGGGAACAACGTCGAGATCGTCGTCGACGGCGTGCTCGAGGAAGACGTTCTGGAGCGACTTGACGAGCTAGAGGGCCGTATCGACGATGCGGCGACGTCGATCCCGAACGACACGGTGTCCCAGCTACAGAACACGATGCGGTAATTCACGAACTCACGATGGGATACGACTACACCTGCGACAAGTGTGACGAACCGGGCGAACACCCGGGACTCCTCGGCTCGTGTAACAAGCGGACGTGGACGACCACGCCGTTCGGTGAGCAGCTACAGGCGCTCGGCTACGAGCTCGGTGACACGATCACCCTCTGTCCTGAGTGTACTCGTCAACTTCTCGAATGAGCGATCCACGCGCATCGGGCCGGTCGCTCTTCTGGCGTGATCGTGATCCCGGGCGGTACCGCTGCCCCGGTTGCGGTCGCGGTCGCGACGAGGTCGAAGCATTCCACGTCCACCACCTCGACGGGAACAAGGAGAACAACGTGGAGTCGAACCTTGTTGCGCTCTGCTCGTCGTGTCACCTCGGTGGAGAACACGGCCTCGATGTCGACGATCCCCGACTCCAACCACCGACACCGTACTCGACGTCCCCACCAAAACCGACGGTATCACCCCCGTCTCCTGACCACTAGACGGCGACTCGCTCTTCAACGAAACAATCAACCCCATGGCAGACGCTCCAGATTACCTCGTCGGGACGCCGATCTCGGACGTCCCCCAGCGCGGTCCTGACAACCACTGTAACGGCCGGCGGAAGCAGCGCGCGGATGGCGAACTCGTCGAGAATGACGAGGGGAACCACCTCTTTGCCGGCTACTGTCAGCTGGTCGCCGGCTGGGGGACCGACGACGATGAAGGGCGCTGCTCGAAGCATGGCGGGAACGGTGGCTCCGGCGGCACTCGTGAGGGCGCTGGTGCTGATGAGGGCAACACGAACGCGGCGGACCACGGGGCGTACTCGGACAAGTTTCTTGAGGGCTTCGTCGGCGATGACGGGAAAGATCGTATTGAAGCTGGCTACGAACTCGCCGACACGCGCGAGGGCGCGAGGAAGCAGGCACGCTTGATGGCGCAGGTCGCCCTCGAGAAGTTCCGCGTCACCGGCGACGAACGGTTCCTCCGGCGATACGAGTCTATCTGTGACAGGGCGAGCATCTTCCCGAACGAAGAGGTCGATCTGAACCACAACAACCTCGAAGAGGCGTTTATGGGCAACCTGAAGGGTTACCACGAAGATAACGATGTCGACCGGTGACTTACTCTCGGAGATGTCGGCGTCCACCCCCTCAGGGGCTGCGGCCGACGATGTCGACGCTCCGGCCCCGCCAGCGCATTACGCCCGGCGGGCTGATCGAGGAGACGAGACGTGGATCGAGGATGCCATCGAGGACTACCTCGGGCTCCGGCTCGGGATTGCCCAGCGTCGCATCTGTCGGGCGGTCGCCCAGAACCACCAGGTGCTCGTCGTCTCGGCAAACTCTCTGGGGAAGTCGTACATCCTCGCCGCGATCACCATCGTCTGGCTGCTCTGCCGGTACCCTGCGGTGTCGTTCGCGACATCGGGAACCGAGCGGAAGATGAAGCGGACGTACTGTAAGCCGGTCGAGTCGCTCCACGGCGGGGCCCGTATCCCGCTCCCGGGCGAGTACAAGTCCCGCCCTGAGCGTATCGAGTTCGACGATGACCCGGAGCACTTCTTCGAGGCGTCGTCCCCACGGGACGCCGGCGAGCTCGAGGGCGTCCACTCCGCATTTACCCTTGCGATCATCGAGGAGGCGGACAAGTCGGCCGTCGACGAGGACGTCATCGAGGCGATGCGGTCGCTCGCGAGCGACGAGCGCGACCGCCTGATCGCCATCGCGAACCCGCCGGAAGATGAAACCAACTCGATCTACCCGCTGATGGACGACCACCCGAACTGGGTGGTCGTCCGCTTCTCCACGTTCGATTCGCACAACGTCCAGGTGGATACGGGCCCCGTCGACGCGCCGAAGATCGACGGAATCGCGGGCGTCACCAAGCTGGAGCGGGACTGGGTCGAGTACAACGGTTCGGCGTGGCCGGGGTACCGGCAGGCGCTCCGGATGTCGGCTCCGCGAATCGATGAGGAGGGCAACTACGTCTTCCTCGACGACGACGATCTCGCGCGAAACCCCGGCTTCAAGCCGAATCTCTCCAAGCGCTGGTTCAAGCGCCGCGCGGGGATCATGCCGCCGGCGGGCGCGAGCGTCAACCGCCCGTACGGTGTCGCAGATGTCAACGGGGCGTGGGAGCGCGGCGAACTCTATCAGGAAGACCTCGACCGGGGTGACATCACCCTACCGCCGGCGACCGCGACGGGCCTCGACGTCGCCCGGAGTGCTGACCGGACGGTCGCAGCGACGATCCACCGCAACGTAATGGTCATCCACTACGCGGAGCGGGGGACGAACCACAACGACCAGAGCGACGCGATCGCTCGGGAGCTCGACGATATGGATCGGCACCCGATCGGGGTCGACTTCATCGGTGCGGGGCAGGCGGTTCACGACAATCTTCTCGAAGAGTTCCCCGATGTCGGCCAGTTCGTCACGAACTCAGTCGCGTGCCAGTCGGTCGACTACGAAGACAAGTGGGCCGAGGGGATGGCCGCACTCGGTGAGTGGCTCGAAGACGGCGGTATCATCCTCGACCGGACGCTCCGGAAGGAGATGCTCGCTGGCGCTCGTGAGCTGGAGTACGAGGAGAAGTTCATCGCCAGCCGCGGGGAGGAGGGCGAGCAGGTCTACTCGCTTTCGTCGAAGGACGACATCAAGGAGCGGCTGGACGTGGCGTCGCCGGACTATCTGGAGGCGGCGATGATCGCCGCGTGGGCGGCCTCGGACGAGACGTTCTTCGAGGACCACAGCGGCGAGGGCTGGCTGATCACGCACTAATCATGAGTAGCGAATCATCTGACACGTCAGCGGAGGGCGTAGAGCAGCTGGCGGAGGGCGATCCTGCGCCACGTGGAGAGCAACGAACTTCGACGTCCGAAGAAGACGCCGGCGCTGCGCCGGGTATCCTCGGCTACCGGACGACGTCGGGCTTCGGCCCAGGCAGTGATGTCCGGTCGGAGCCGAGTGCTCCGCCGGAGAAGATACGGAAGTACTGGAACAACTACTATAACGAGTTCGCGCTCACTCGGGCACCGCTAAAGAGCTTCGACCTGGCGGTCATGGAGCCCGGCTACCGAATCCGGGTTGAGGATGTCGCCGGCGAGCGCGATGAGGACATGGAGGAGGCGCTAGAGCTGTGGGCGGAGAACTGCGTGATCCACGCCGGCGAGATGGGTCACGACCTCGCGACGCTGCTCGGTTCGCTCCCATCGAAGCGGCGAGGGAAAGGGACAGCCTTGATCGAGAAGGTCGGGACCGAGGAAGACCCCGACGCGATGGCGGCGCTGATGTCACTGGACCCGGCGACGTTCCAGATCTACACTCGCGAGGACCAGACGGTCCTCATCCAACCGGACGACGGCGTCGACGATGACCACCCAAGCACCGAAAAGGGAACGGCAGCGGCTTACAACCAGTACGACGAGGATCTTGGCCGATACAGTGACAAGGACCCCATCCCGTTCACCGTCGACGACATCATCAAACTGACGTACGATGCTGACGACGGCGAGGTCTGGGGGACGTCAGTCTTCGACGCTTGCCGAGACCGGATCGACGCTCTGGTCCAAAAGCTCGAAGATCGGGACTTCGCGGTTCGGCAGACTGGGTATCCCCACCGTGTCTACAGCTCGGAGAACTGGACCCAGAAGGAGGCCGAGGACTACGCAGAGGCTCACAAGGAGGGTGATGTTTCCAGTGAATACGGCCCTGATGATGGCGGCGATGCTGACCGCGGCGGCGACAAGGAGTCGTTCGCGGGCCGCGTCGACTTCGTCCCCGACACCGTTGATGTCCGGGTCGTGGAGGGGACGGTCCCCGACATCAGTGGCGCGGTCAGGGACGACATCGAGCAGATCTTCTCGGTGATGCCCGTTGGGAAGTACCAGATTGCGTATGCCGATGATCTGAACCAGTTTGTGGTCGACCCGCAGATTGAGAAGGACAACGAACGGGTGGACAACGAGCGGCGATACATCGAGCGGAAGCTCACGCCGGTCCTCAAAGAGAAGGCGGACGAGCTAGCCAGCGGCAATCGGTACGCGGGCTCGGTTCACTTCAGCATCGAGCCGCAACAGGACGAGAACCCGCTCCGGCGCGAGGGCTTCCCGGCGGAGAACCTGACGGCGCTGATGGAGGCGTTCTCGAAGTTCTCCGAGAGCGGGGCGGACATGTACATGCCGCCGGGTGCGTTCGCCGAGCTCGCCGGGTTCGACTTGGACGAACTCCGCGAGCGGCACGACTGGGACACCGATCCCCTCGAACTCCCCGAGGGGCAGGACACGCCGGGGATGATGTCTGGCGGGGATGGCTCCGGTGAGGACGAAGACGACGTCGACGACGAGAGTGAGGACGCATGAGCGTGACCCCCCAGACAGCCGATCAGTTCGCCGACGTCGTCGGTCCGGACTCGGCCGCGGCGGCGACAGCACAGCTGTCCGAGTGGGGGGCGCGTCTCGCCGCCGGCGATCGTGGCTGTGGTCATGACCACCTCTCACCACACGTCGAGCAGCTCGCGGAGGACTACGCCCGCCCGACAACTGGCGATGGCGACCCACACGCCAACGATCCGTCGCGAACGACGACCATCCAGCGGCAGTACGCGCGGAAGCTCCGCGGCCGGTTCGCGGACATCCGCGCGGAGATCCGCCGCGGGATCGGTGAGCGTGACGTCCTCGGCATTGAGGGTGACGACGGTGAGGGTCTCTCGTTGTCTGACCTCCTCTCGGGGCAGGCCGCGGTCGATGTCCCCGAGGAGTACTACGAGTTGCTCGGCGAGGAGCGCTACGACGACGCCCGCGACCTCGCTGAGCAGCTGGCAGACTTCGACCCGAAGGACCTCCAGGGTCGTGACTATTCCTTCGATCGCAACGCCCGGAAGCACGAGCAGTTCATGGAGTGGCTCCGGACGCAGCAGGAGGAGGGCGTCTTGGAGGTCATCGAGCGCGACGGGAACACGTACGTTCGGAAGGCGTACGAGCGGGGGATCCGCAACCAGCACGGCTGGATGGATAAGGCGGCCGACGGAGTCGACGCCTCGTTCGCGTTTGAGCGCCCGGTACACCAGGACCGCCTGTCGCTGCTCTACGAGCGCAACTTCGAGGCGCTCCGCGGGATCACCGACGATGTCGCCCGCGAGATCTCCCGGTCGCTCGCAAGCGGGATGGCCGAGGGAGTTCCCCCAGACGAGATGGCTCGCAGGCTGGCCGACAGACTCGACAAGATCGGACGGACCCGTGCGACGACGCTCGCCCGGACTGAGACGATGTACGCTCACAACGAGGGAGCCATCTCCGAGGCGGAACGCATCGCCGGCTCCGATGTCGACCTGGAGGTCCAGACCGAGGTCGCGACGGCCGGAGACAGCCACGTCTGTGAGATCTGCTCCCCATGGGATGGTCGGGTGCTGAGCCCGGAGGACGCACGGTCCAAGGGTCCCCCGTTCCATCCGCGCTGTAGATGCGTCGTTCGGACGACGTCCGTCCCCGAGGGCGCGTCAGCACAGACCGCATCGACCCCTTTCTGAAACTACGACCTCCGACTGCTTCCACGCTCTGCCGGCCTCTCCCCGACCGAGGAGAGCTGGGTTCGACTCCTGGAGAGCGCGTTTATGAGCTGACCTACCTATGACTCCAAACCCAGAACAGCACGAACGCCTCGCCGAGGGCGGGTTCGCCCGCCTCGAGGACGAGGATGATGACACTGACACCTACTCCGCCAGGGTCATCCCAATCGGAGAAGGAGACACCACCACCGGCGGGTCCGGAAAAAAGACGTACTGGGGCCCTGAGGTGCTGCGTCAGGGCGTCGAAGACGGCGCTTTCGATGGCGCGAAGATCCTCAAAGGCCGTCCTGACGACGGCCACAAGGGGATGCTCGATCAGGCGGACCCGGACAACATCGTCGGGTCGGTCGATAACTTCGGCTACGAGGACGGGGTCGGTCCGGTCTCCGAGGACGCCGACCTGATCGATGAGCACATCGCGCAGCTGGTCGAGCACGGGCTAGTCGATGTCAGCCCGGACATGTTCCGGAAGCTGGGCGAGTACGATGAGGAGCTCGGGGCGTATCCGGTCGAGAAGATCATCGATGTCCCGTACCTCACTCTGCTTGACAACGGCGCGTCGCCGAGCGCGACGATCGAGCCGGCGATGGCGGAGGCTCTAGGCTTCAACGGCCGGGCCGAGGCGGCCGAACAACTGGCGAAGCTGTTCACGCTGACGTTCAACGCCTACGGCGAGATGTTCGGCGACGAGTTCCTCGACGAGGCGGTCGACAACCTCGAAGCGATCGAGGGCGTCTCGGCCACCCGCTCGTCGACGAACACCGATCCCGAGCTCCAGGCGACGATCGATCGGGAGGCAGTCGCATCACTCGACTCGCTGAACGACCAGATCATCGACGCACTCGAAGACACGCCGTTCGACATCCACGAGTCGTACGACTGGATCGACGACGTCGCCTGGGAGGGCCTAAGCGAGGCTGGTGGTTCTGGACGGGAATCTGACGAGCCGGCGGAATCCGGCATGGGAACCGGCGGTACTACCGGCAGTTCCACACCACACATGGGAAACAACAACGACGATCTACAAGAGCAGCTCGCCGAGGTCCGTACCGAGCGCAACCAGCTCGAAGATGAGGCGGAGGACCTCCAGGAGCAGCTCGCAGACAAAGAGGAACAGATCAGTGACTACGAGGAGACGGTCGAGCAGCTGAAAGAAGAGCGGGACGAGCTCGAGGAAGAGGTCGAGCCGCTCGTCGAGATGCTCGCCGACCTCGCTGCGGAGGACTCGAAGCTCTCCGCGGACAAGATCGCGGACCGCTTCCAGGCGGGTGAGCTCGTCGAGATGCTCGCAGAGGACGCGGGTTGGTCCGACGAGGATGACGAGACGCCGGTCGAGGTCGTCCGCGAGCAGCTGGCCGGGACGCCGAACCCCCGCGGTGAGGGTGGCGAGGGTGACGACCCGACCCCGAGCGACGAGGACCTCGAACGAGGGGAACAGCTGGCGGGTGGCGTCCTGACGGCGTCGGAACGGATGGAAGTCGAAGACGCCGACATGTCTGAGGTCGAGTTCTTCCGCCAGGAGTACGACGTCGACGCGACGGAGTTCGACACGGAGAGTGAACTCCGCGAGGCGGTTCGGGGAGGTGCCTGATCATGGTGTCTGGAGAGGTCCGACTCTACGATCCGGGAGAGATGGTCGACGTCGAGGTCGTCGCAGACTCGACTGGCGCACTACCGGGCCGTGGTGATCCGGTCCAGCTGACGGGCGAAGACGGTGGGAAGACGCAAGTCAAGCTCGTGGAAACGGACGGTGACGGCGTCGGTGCGCTGCTTCACGACAACCACCTCGACGACGAGGCGGACGTCGCAGCCGGCGAGGTCGCTGGCCCGTCGACGTTCCTCGCCAAGGGCCCCATCGACTGGTACGACGAAAGCGACGGGGAGAACCTCTCCGTCAATGACGTCGTCGTGCTCACGTCCGATGGGGTTCGGGCATACGACGAGGCTGGTGGCGACACCGTCGACATGCAGTACGGTCGCGTGTTCGCGACCGGCACGCGTGCGACGGCGGCGACAGCCGAGAAGGTGGCTGTTCTGCGGTACAAGTAGGTGATCTGATTCATGCCAGAACTCAAATTCAAGAAGGCAGGACTGCTGAGTCCGAAGACGCTCCGCGAGGAGATCGTTCAGGACATCGACCAGATGGAGCAGATGCAGGAGGAGGGGGTGGCCGACGCGAACGGCCTCTTCCCGGCGGTCAACCTGGACGCTCCCGAGGAGAGCTACTTCACCATTGGCGGGGCGATCGCCGCGATGTCGGAGGTCGACCGGGCGGCCGAGTCGCCAATCTCGGCGCTGGGAGATATCAACGAGAAGGACATCTCGACCTACTCGTTCAAGGAGAAGATCGCGCCAGAGAAAGAGACGGACGCAAAGCTAAACTCCGACCAACAAATCCTCTCGCTGTACCGGTGGGGGGCGAACCAGCTGCGGGCGGCGCTGTTCTTGACACGGAACAAAGTCGCGTTTCAGGCGACCCGCAGCGTCGACGGCTTCCTCGGGACTGACGGAGACTCGATTCATCCGGATATCCCGACGGCGAACGTCATTCAGCCGAACTACCAGTACTCGGATCGGGCGAACTCGACCCCCTACGAGAACTTCTCGTACGCGTCGTACCTCCTCAACGAGGCCGACCAAACGTACATGAACGCCTTGGTGTCGGGCGATCCGACGGCGCTCGTGACGCCGTCGATCTGGCACGACATCAAGAACAACGACGACATGAAGGGCCGCTTCTCGGGTGTCGAGGTGCGTGGCCTGACCGGCAGTCAGGTCCGCCGGCTCGTCGACGAGGAGATCCCGAACATCCAGGTCGTAAAGGTGAAGCTCCCGCGGGAGGACGCCAACGGGAACTTCCTCGACGAGGACGGCAACATCGTCAACGACGTCGACAACGCGGCGATGGACAACGTCCTTGAGCCGTACGACCCGGTCGCCGGCGAGCAGCGCCGGAACGTCATCATCGGACGGCCCGGCGTCGAGTCGGCGTTCCTCGCGTGGTACGGCGACAACATGGGCGAGTTCGACGAGCCCGACGCGCCGTCGACGTCCGGCGGCTTCGCTGTCGACAACGGGCGCGGCTTCGGGACCCAGACGTGGATGTCCCAGGACCCGCGCGTCACCTGGCTCAAAGCGTTCCAGGACATCGGCTTCCACGTGATGCTCCCCGAGCACTGGGTCATCATCAACGACGTGTAATCGCCCATGCCTGAACTCAAGTGGACACGAGATCGGACCTACTACGACGGCCAGCGTGGCTTCCGTGCTGAAGGTCCGGGTGTGTACGACGTACCTGAAGAGGCAGTCGAGGAGTACCTCGACCACCGCTCCGGCGGCTGGGAGCGCGTCGACGAAGAGGACGCCGACACCGACGCCGGCGACGATGAGCGAGTCCTCTCTAACGCAACAGCGACTGTCGATGTCGACGCTTCTGAACCCATCGATGGCAGTGACGAGGAGCCTATCGGCGAGGGCGGCTCCGAACCCACCGACGACGAAGGTGAGGTGACGCCCGACGACCTCGCTAGCTCTGACGACTGGCGGTGGGTGGTCGACACGATCGAATCGGGGACCGTCGACGACCAGCTGGACGCGGTCGAAGCTGCCGAAGAGGAGCGCGAGAACGGCCCGCGTGATAGCGTCCTATCCGCTCTGGACGCCCGTCGTGGGGCCTGACCATGGACGAGCGGATCCGTGTCGAAGTAACCGAATCCAGCCCACACGGCGAGACGACGTACGCCGCTGAGGCGCTCTCGCCGAAGGATGCGGTCCGCGCCGTCGTCGCCACTGTTGAGGAGTACGAGGAGGAGTTGATGACCGATGGCTGATGACTACCGGACGAGCGTCGACGACATCCTTGCGGGTTGCTTCGAGACCGAACTCTCTCCCGAAGAGGTTGGGGAGTGGCTCGACGATGCCAATATGGAGGTGGACGAGCAGCTCACCGGCAATGGACTGTCGGAACGTCGCCTCAAGAAGATAGAGAAGTACCTCACTCGGCACCTCATCACGTTCATCGTCGAGAGACAGGTAGAATCCGAAGACATTGGCCCGGTCTCGTTTGACTACTCCGGTGTATTCGACGAGCGCGGGCTCGCTGCGACAGCACCGGGCCAGCAGGTGATCCGCCTCGACGAGAGCAACACGTTCGGGCCGGAGAAGTCCGACTTCTGGAGTGTGACCCTATGAGCCGCACGAAGCGGAGCGCACGCCGTGCGCTGAAGCGTGCCGGCCACGATATTACTCTCCAGAACTACGAGCTGACCGACGCCGACTCTCGCGGGGAGCAGTGGGAAGAGCTCCCCGAGGAGACGGTCACCGCGATCTCCGACCCGAGCGGGGCGTCGCTCTCGTACAGCTGGTGGGGACACGATGTTGAGGCCGACCACGTGTACCTCATCCGGTCGGACATCGACGACGTCGACGATCGCGACAGCGCCGGCGAAGGAGCAAGCCGCCTGACCGATGATGAGGACACGTTCGTCGTCGTCGACGCGGACCGTTCCCAGCAGCACGGCCTGTACGTCCTAGAGTGCGAGAGGTACGACTCATGATAGAGAACTACCACGACAAGAACCGCGAGCAGACGCTTACAGCGGTCGCCGACTTCAGCGCTGAGCGGCTCGCCGCGTTCATCGAGTACGAGCGCGAACACAAGGACCGGACGACGGTCGTGGAGCCGCTCCAACGCAAACTCGTCACGGTCACACCAATCCGTGACCGTCGGTATGTCGCTGGCGTCTGGTTCGACGGGCCGTCGGAGACGGCGACCGTCCGCCGGCGGACCCGTGTAGCGCGTGCGCTCGAAGACGGTCGCCTCCAGGAGGTGTGATCCGTGGTCGAAGACGAGAATAACTTCGACGAAGTCCGACAGGCGTTCGATGTCGGCCTTCGCGAGGGGATCATCGCGCTCTACGCTGACTCCCTCGAGGCGCTGACCCAGAACATGCGCGAGGGGAAGGACGCGATGGGAAACGCGTGGCCCGCAGTCACATACGAGACCATGCGGCAGCGGAGTGTCCGTACGACCACGCGGGACGCACTGCTCGACACGGGTGACCTCCAGGCGAACATTATCTCGAACTCTGAGGCGAACCCGTCTGACGGGACCGCCGTGATAGGCACTTCTCGCGAAGACGCCGTCGCCCACGAGTTTGGAGCACCCGAGCTGGGAATCCCGCGTCGGCCCATCTTCAAGCCAGTCGAGACGTACGCGAACAGCCGCGTCGAGGAGATTATCGGTGACGAACTCGACGATCGCCTCGACGACGCAGAGGTCTAGACCGATGCTCACAACGGCTGAAGAGGATCGGTTCGAGGCGGCACTCCCGGAGTCGGTCGATGTGGAGTACGACGCGAGCCAGCACACCTACGAGCTCGCGGTCTTCTGGGGTGGGGGAAACGCAACTGAAGACTACCCCATCGTCATCCTCGAATGGGACGCACAGAACCAGCCACAGTCTCAGCGCCAACCCGTCGACAACATCCATCGGATCGATAACCCGATCGATGAGCCGGGCCTCACCGAGGTCAGAACCTCGGAGGTGGCCGACGAGCTCTCGATCACAGTCGCCGTCGAAGCGGTCCGTGGGACTGACGGGGTGCCACCGCAGACGCGGTGTAAACAGATCGCACGGGAACTGTGGCGGTTCCTCGATGACGCCATCGACCAGAACAGCGGGGGCCCCAACGGCGAGCGCCCCATGCGGATCGAAACCGCCTCGACGCCGTCGCCTGGGCGTGTCGAAGACACCTACCGCATCGAGTGGAGCATCCAGTTCCACCACGCCGAGCGGTACACCGAAGAAATCGATACGGCCGAGAGCGCCGAGTACACAGCTAACCAGACCGATAACTAATCAGACAGACACAACAGATGAGCGTTTCACCAGTCACGATTGACGTTTCGGCACAGACCGGAGCGCGTCCGCAGGAGACTTTCACCGATGTCGCAGTGATCGGCACGAGCGACGCCGCGCCGCCCGACGCGGCGTTCGGTGAGGTCAACCAGTACCAGCGGGCCTCCGAAGTAGCGAACGACTACGGCGACGGCAGCGACGTTCACACGGCGTCGCAGGCTGTCGCCGAGATGGGCGCGGACGCGTGGTACGTCCTCGTCCTTGAACAGACCGAGGTCGTCGATGAAGATGTCGCCGACGGAGACACCGTCGCGAACACTCCGATCCACGGTGAAGCCGGTGTCACCGCAGCGGCTCGCGATGTGGTCTACTCGACGAGCGAGCCGCCGGCGCAGCCCGATGCCGGCGAGGTTGCGATCAACACCGCTACCGGAGAAGTGACCACTGACGACGGGACGAACGCGACGCTCACGTACTCGCACGTCGACTGGACCGGCCTCGAAGAACTCGAGTACGCCGGCATCAACCGCGCCCACCTCGCCGACACGCGAGCCGGGCGCGAACACATCGGCGACTACGACGAGTTCGTCAGCTGGGCGTCGGCCGCACAGGTCGGCGTCCCACTGCCGATCAAAGACCCGAGCACCTACGTCGACGACGAGACCGCGATGGCGGCCGCCCACGAGATCGCCGGCTACGTTCCCGGCGGGCACGTTCTGAGTGCCACCGCGAAGAGCGGTGCCGACATCGGGGCATACACGCTCGGTCAGCTCGCGGTCAACGACCCGTGGTTCGACCCATACTTCGACGGCAAGGGTTACCCCTACGCCATCGACTCGATCCCCGGCCGCCTCATCGGCGACCCCGCCGACAAATGTCTCGGTGTCGGCGGTGATGTCGACGGGAACGGCCCGATCAACGTGGTCATCACCGTCGACGGCGTGAACGTCCTCTGGCGTTCTGTCTCCACGGCCGGGGCGGCCAGCGACTACCAGTGGTTCGACGTCCAGATGACGGAGTACTTCGCGGTCTCCCTCATCGAGAACAGCCTGACGTCGCTCGCACTGAACCGGGACAAGGTCCCGTTTACCGGCGATGGCCAGTCGATGATCGAATCGACGATTGTCGACGCCCTCGCCGAGTATACCGGTGGCCCGGACGATCCGTTCGCGACGACTGACGTGTACGTCCCCGAGCCGATGGACCTCCCGAAAGATGACCGCGCGAACAAGCGGTGGACCGGGATCGAACTGGAGTACCGCCTGTCGGGCAGCGCCCAGACGTTCAGCGTCGAGCTGACCGTCACCGTCTAACTGACCAATGGCACAATACAGCAAAGACGAGGTTACGATCCTCGTCGACGGCGAGCGAGTCGCACAGCTGAAGGACTTCGACCCACCGGAGGAAAGCTACTCCCGAAGCTATGACGAGACGGTCGGAGAAGACGAGAACGTCCTCCTCAACACAGATGATCCCGAGCTAGAAGGCGAGCTCGAAGTCGCCCCGACGTCGCCGACGATTACAACCCTTAACGAGCTCCTCCGGAGCGGCGAACAGGTCCCGGTCACGGTTCGGTTCCCGTCCGACGACGTCCGGCAGAACGAGACGTACACGGGTGGGGTGTTCACGGACAAGTCGTTCGCGAACAGCTTCGATGACGACAACGAGTCGCCGCCGAACCGGACGTACACCTTCATCGCCGACGACGTCCAGAACTAACACATGAAGGACGACATCGACATTCAGGAACTCGAAGATCAGGACTGGGATGTCAGCGACGAGGACCCCAGAGAGGTCATCGAGTACGAGTTTCTGAACGGCAACACGAAGGAGTTCCTCGTTCAGGACCCCGACACAAACAACCTCCTCGACATCGTCGCAGTCGATCCCGGCGAGGATCCCGACCTATCCGAAAACCTCTACGATATCGTCAACGCGGCGGTCACCGCCCCGGAGATCACGGTTGAGCGCTGGCGAGACGTCCGGCCGGCCGACCGGATCGGGCTCGCTGACGAGGTCTCCGAGGCGATCGGGCTCACCAAGCTGCTGGGTTTTACCGACACTGGGCTCGAAGCTCAGTTGGACGACTCACAGTTAGAATCGCTCGAGAGTGGGGGCTCCTGATCGAGGAGGTCGACGCGTGGCCGTGGCAAAAGAAGCTCTTCTACGGAATCTGTCTGGCTGAGACGGAGCCCGATCAGGGCGATCTTCCGAACTACGACATGGACGACATGCCAACGTCGCCCGAGGAGTTCGAGGACTACTCGCCGTGATCGACTGGACGCTCGAAGATGTACTGAACGCTTGTCCCACCGAGTTCGATCTGCTCCTTTAGCTGCCATCCGTCCTCCCCAAGAGTGTTCAGCTTGTCTTCGAGACTCCCCCCGATCTTCATCCCCACAACCTTGTATTCGTACTGCTGACCCTGAGACATGAATCGAATTTGACCACAACTAAAGATAAACACACCGGCAAAACACAATGTTTGGAGGAGGTGGTGGACACCGCACGATCGCGACGGTTCTCACCGCACAAGACAACGCGACTAGTAAGCTCAACCGAGTTGAACGAGCCGGCGACGACGTCGCCGAATCAGCTTCCGAGGCTGAGGAGCGGATCGACAGCCTCAGCATGGCCTTCGCCGCGACCGGCGCGGCGACTGTCGCGCTCGGTGGTTCGATCGCTGTTCTCACGCAGCGCTTTGGCCGTCTCGGTCAGCGGTTCCAGAC